CTCCAACGTCTTTTGGGAAAAGACGTAGCGGATCATTCCGGGAACTAGCTGATTGGCGTTCCCTCCCACTCGAGGTGGTATAGCCGAGAAGACTGGTTCTTCCTTGGCGAATACTTCTCCAACATGAGTTGAGCCGTCCGGACGACGGTCTACCGCCAGTAAATGGCGCGTGGGTGTCATGTGACTTTCACATACATCAACTCATCCCCCCCAGAATCCCCTCCCACCAAAGGTGGTATTCCTACAGCCAGGGTAGCAGGTACTAGCGCCCGTAGGTCTTCACTGCTATTTGGTCCCCTACTCGTTAAGTCAATTGTGCGGAGATCATCCGCCCCCAGAGGGTGACATGGAGGAGATTAGCTGGTTCTCCAGGCGACGGCCTTCGGAGATAAGGAAGGAGATGGGCCTTCTTAACCACGGTCGGGTTATCTTCATCCGGCCTACCTCATGAGGAGAAGCACTCTCCCAGTTACTGCTCAGCCCGCTGTCTGACTCCTAAACCAACCCGTTAGGTAGAAAGACAAAGCCATGAATGGTAACACCCGTCAAGAGTGCTACAGGAGGGGGGTAACCTGCTGTACGAAGAATAGGATCGACCTTGATCGATAGGTGTGGATGATCATCTTCGTACAAACCCTGTGAGAGGGAACGAACTGGTAGAGTGCGTGAGGACCATTGGTCCCACACAACTTCAGGCCAGCGCCAGACGAACCGCCGACAATACTGGATCCTTCCAGGCATGTGGCGCTGAATCTGGGGATTGGAGGAAGCCAGCTCTTCCCCGTAGGGAAGAACCTCAATCCCGTTCCACCTCTCGACACAGGCACGCAACGCTGTGTCACAGAGTTCATCATAGAGCGGCATGGCATCTTCGGAGGGTCTCTCCTCTTTAGATACAATATCAAGGTGTCTTTTTTCACCGCTCGACTTGATGGCAGGTTGGTAAAAGATCGCATTACGGAACCAGCGATCTTTTAGGAGGACGAGACTGAGGCGCGTAGGGATGCTAGAGAGTGAGACACCTCTCTTGGCAATTTGGTGACGAAGGGTCACGATTGCCATACGGAGAGCCCCTGGTGACAGGGTCCGTAAGCCATCCCACAGTCTCGACAGGAGACAGGAGGGGGAATTACCTGGTAGAAGTGCGGAGAGCACAGGTTTCCTCAGGCGCCTCACGGCACCTGTGGGTCCTACCAGGAAGGAAGTGGAGTTCAATTCAACAAACCGATCAGAAACACCGGTTTTTTCCTTGTTCACCACGAGCCCGAAATGGGAAGTGACCTGGACCCAGAGATCGTAGGCAGCAGTATCGCCAGTAAAGGCAATATCATCGCCGTTGATCAATGGGTGCCGATAGGCTTTCCCAATATCCCCCCTCTTGCGCCGGAGGGTTGTCATGATGTCGACGCATGCCTTATTGAATAGGCATAGAACGTTGAACGACATCAGATTTCCCATCATTGAACCTCTATTGATCGGGTGCTCTCCACCCGACTTGCCA